GATAAAGAAGGTGCTGGAGATATTAGTCCATCTAAATTGGCTAATGTGTTAGGTCAAAAAGCAAATAGACAATCATCAATTTATGGTCGTGGAGATCAAGAATTAGTTAATTTGGCGCAAGCTGGAAATATGTTATTAAAAAGCAAAATTCCCGATAGTGGAACAGTTAAAAGGGCTGCTGCATGGTTAGTACCTGATTTATTGGGATCTGCTGCTTATGGTGCTTACACAGGTGATTATAAGGGTGCTGCTGAAGCTGGATTAGTGGGAATTGCTGCTCCTTATGCTATGCAAAAAGCATTAAGAACGCCTGTAGTTCAAAATTATTTAACACAAGGAATTAAAAATACTGCTATTCGTGATTTATTACAAGCACCAAGCAATTTAGGCGTAGGAAAGATTCCGTTGGCATCGTTTGAATCTTATTTACAACAAGTTCAAAAAGAAAAAGGTAATAGATAATGGCATCAGTAAACTTAGCCCCCGTTATTAACGGCACAAGCGTATTAGGAACTACAGGATTACCTTTAGCTGGTGGTCTAATTTATACATTTCAAGCTGGTTCTTCTACTGCGCTGACAACTTATACAGACAATAGCGGATTAGTAGCTAATACCAATCCTATTGTTTTGGGTACAGATGGCAGACCACCTAATGAAATTTGGTTGCAATCAGGGTTCTCTTACAAGTTTCAAATTGAAAACTCACTTGGCACAATTATTTCTACCCTAGATAATTTGTATGGTATTCCACAATCTAGTAGTGGCGGTGGTTCTACTTCAGTTCCTAGTGGTTGTATTTTGCTATGGTCAGGATCAAGTGGTTCTATTCCCGCAGGATTCCAACTTTGCGATGGCACAAATGGCACACCTGATTTAAGAGATAAATTTATTGTTGGTGCTGGTAATGCTTATGCTGTTTCACAGACTGGTGGATCGGCTGATTCTATATTGCCAAGTCATACCCATACTGCAACTTCTACAGTTACAGACCCTGGACACGCTCATTTGCAAAAAGATACTGCTGGAAGTCCTGGCGTTGGCAATATTTCTACTAATGGTGGAACAGACGTTACTTCTGTTTCATCTGGTACTGTATCAACTGCAACAGCCTCTACTAGTATTACTGTTGCTACTACCAATACTACTGTTGGCGTAAGTCCTACAGGCGGCAACTTACCACCTTACTACGCATTGTGCTACATCTATAAGAGTTAATCATGTCTGAAATTGATCCAGTAAAAATAGGTGTAATGTGGTCTAAAGTAGAAGCTATGGAAAAAGAAGTAGCTGAAATGAGGCGTGATATTAAAGAATTGCTTGCAATGGCTAATAAAGGTCGTGGTGGCTTTTGGGTAGGCATGATGGTTGTTTCAGGAATTAGTTCTTTAATAGGTTTTATTGCTCACTATTTCACTCAAAAATGAACGAAATATTAACTCATATTCTGACAGGCAAAGACAATCAAACCCATGACATAGCTCGTTGGGCGTGGATGCTTGGCTTTTTTGTAGTAGCGGGTTCAGCAATTTATTTAATTTATGCAGGCCATGAAATTAGCCTGACTGAACTTGCTGGTGCTTTAGGCATCGTATCGGGTTCGGGAGCTGCTGCGGTAGCTGGTAAACAAATGGCTGGAGCAGAGCCTCAATGAGCTTTTTACTTAAATTATTAGGCGGTATTGGTGGACAAATCTACATTTATTTGGCTTTGGTTTTGGGCGGTTTTGGGGCTGGCTTTTATGTGGAGCATCTGCGCTATATGGATTACAAACAGGAAGTTCAAATTATTGCAGAAAAACAACAGGCAGAAACGGATGCCAAAATCAAGGAACAGGAAATAATTAATGAAAACATTAAGCAAACTTACGAAGCTCGTCTTACTAGCATCCACACTTTCTATACTAGGATGCTCAACTCCCGTAGCGGTGTCTTGTCCTCCGATCCCAATGCCACCATCACAATTAATGGAGAAACCCATAACGTATTACTTGTTGCCGAGCAATGCGCCCAAACAACAGAACAATTAATGACCCTGCAAGACTGGGTTAATCAACAAGTGGCTTTAAATGCAAAATAATTTTCAAAAGTGTCTTGACCTTGTTTTAAAGTCAGAAGGCGGTTGGGTAAATAATCCAGCAGACCCTGGCGGTGAAACCAATCTTGGCGTAACCAAAAAAGTCTGGGAAGAATGGGTCGGGCATGATGTTAAAACTATGAAAGGTCTAACCCCTGCTGATGTAGCCCCTATGTATCAGGCTAAGTATTGGATGGCTTGTTATGCAAACCAGTTGCCTGTGGGCGTGGATTACATGGCGTTTGACGCTGCGATGAACATGGGGCCTGGCAGAGCTGTCAAGTTACTTCAAGAAGCGATGGGATGTGTTCCTGATGGAGTGATTGGCCCACGTACTATGCAGTTAATTGCCCAAAAAGACCCTAAAGATGTTGTAGATGCTTACAGCAATCGCAAGACCAGCTTTTATGAATCGTTGCCTACTTTTGCTACTTTTGGCAAAGGCTGGTTAAAAAGAGTAGAAGATGTAAAATTTAACGCATTAAATATGATCGGAGAATCGCTATGACCAATTTTAAAATTGAAGGTAAAGAACATAAGAGTCCAAAAGGCCATTATGTAAAGGAATCCCCTCACAAGATGGAAGATGAAATTCATCGTTTGGCTAAAAAATTGGATAAGCATATTGCTTTGCCTATGGAAAAAGCGCATCACGCTGAATCAAGCCAAAAAGAAGCACCATTGCCATCAATGCGTAAGTATTAAAATACATCCGTAAGGTTAGCGATTTTAAACATGGTAATCGGGACATCGTAAAACATTTCCCCTTTACCAACATAACGATTATGGACTTCTACCAATGGGCAATCTTTTATCAAGTCTGCTTTCAGGTAATAAGCACGAGATAAGTCCTGAGTTAAGGCAAAAAATAGAGTTGGCAGACCTTCCTGAAATAGTTTTTCTTTGCGCTGCGCTACGTGAATACTACGATGTTGGTCAAAACCTAATTGACGAACTTCTACCTCAAGCGCACCAACTGGAGAACCTGATCGAAAGCAGATTAAGTCAACTCCATAGCGATTAGGGTTTTCCCGCACTTCATAACCTTTTTTCATCTGCATCCAAGTAGATACAGCCTGACGAGCAGGCGCATCATATACATCGTGTAAGTCTTGACTAAATGGCTTATAAGTTGACATAACGCCAAAAGCCGTAACCAAAGATAGCTACAAACAACAAAGCCCCTAAAAGCCCCCAAAACAAGCTGTATTCGCCATCTTCAGGTCGAGTAATAGACGTTGCATACTCAGCATCTTTTATCGCTTCTGAAAGCGTTCTAGGGCTTTTTAACCATCTTTGGTAATTATTGACAAAGTGTTCGTAGCTCATTTTTCCTGTGCCTTTCTTAGTATTGCTCTAGCAAAAATAATGTTTTGTTCGCCTGTGTCAGTTTCCATGCCACTCCAAATTTCAATTATTTCCTCATCTGTTAGGTCTTTGCTGGGATGGGTGTAGAGTGGTTCTGCGCCTTTTACTGGTGCTTGGTAAATATTCCAATGCCCATCTGTATCTTTGCTTCTCCACGCTACTGGTTCATTGTTCATTTTGTGCCTTTCCAGTTACTAATTCATCAATTAGCCTTAACTCAGCTTTTAACACCTCTATTTCAGCTTGTTGCTCTACTACTTTTGCATAAAGTTTGTCGTGATTAACAAGTAAAGAATAGTATTCAGCTTGTTGCTGGCGTAGCATGGTGGCTGCTTGTTCTCTTGTGCCACCTTCCCAATGACCTTGCTCTAATTTATCAGCTATTTCATTTGCGTTCACTTGTTCTTGCTCCATCCGTTGCACTTAGCTAAAAATTCTATGGCCCTGTCAAATTGCTCTTGCATATATTCAATATCATCTGCTTGTTTTCTGAGCAATGTAGCTGCGTCTTGGACACAAACCAAATCTGTCATATTGTCAGCTATTGCTCTTTGCAGTTCTTCAGCTAATTTATAAGCGTTCATTTTGAGTCTCTCGCTGTAGTTTTCCACAGGGTTTCCATAACCTCTACTGCACCCATTGCTAATAACTCATGCTTGTAAAAATAACGAGCTGGGTATTCGTTGCGACCAAACTGATTCACAATCTTAATGCAAGGAGCTACATAGACCCCAGGTTTAACATAATGAGGAATATGCAATATCCCGCCCATTTTGTAACACTTGTATTGTGCAAAGTCTGGGCTTTCAAATTCGTGGATTTGTTCCATTTAGAACCCCAATCCAAACATTGCGCCCAAGACAAGACCAAGCAGTATTACGCCTACCCATTCAATAATTGCTGTTTTCATAATTCCCCCTAAGTTAAAAAAACAGGACAAGCTGCTTAGTCGTACACCCTCGGCTTATTGAGCTGAAGTATGCTTGCCCCGTGTAAAAAGTATCAGATCGAGCCTCTTAGATTTCCGTATGGAGAGGTACTTTGCTGAATAACGCCCGACCTGATGTGAAACTTACGCTACTTCTTTTTCAAAATACTTTTTAAATACATCGGTAATACGCAAACAATCCGATGGGCTGACTTCTAGTTGCAGTTCTTCAGAAAAAAATTGTTGAAGTTCACGCATCTGTTGGTCACTAATTAACCAACCATCGTTGCTTCTGTAACCCATTGGCATAAAATTTGATTTCATTTAAATCCCCTTAAATAAAACTCCACATGGAGTAACTACAGTTTCTTTGTCTGTAGCATAGATGTCAAACTATTTTTTCTAAGGAAAACCCTAAGTTGCAATAAAACAACATTAAGGTGGGGCTGAGACCTCACGGAAGGAATTTTGGCGGGGGATCACCAACCCAGCCCCAATGAATATTATAGATGCCTTGCATAATTTTTGTGATACATATCACGAGCTTCTTGTGCAACTAAACTAGCAAGTTCAAAATCCTCAAAAAGGCCTAAATGATATACATTTTTATTGGCTATAATTTGAACTCGCCATTTCTTTGCTATTTTATGCCAGCTTACGCCTTTTGTCCCACTTTTATTGTCAATTCTTAATTTTTGATTTTGTAGGTTCTGAGCGTGGTTAACTCCTCTTAAATTTTCAATTTTATTGTTTGCTTTATTGCCATCAATATGATCAATAAATTCAGGCATATAATCATGATGAAAAGCAAAAACAAGTCTATGGGCTTTGTAATTTTTATTGTTGATTCTAATATTTACATAGCCATCTTTTCTTAAATAGCCAGCTTTGTCACCAATTTTAGCCCTTTGAGAAAGCCTTTTTTTCCAATAAAGATTGCCATCTTTATATTCAAAAAGCTCGTTTAACATAGATTTGTTCATGCTTTTATTATAAACCAGATTTAATTTGATAGTATCTAAGCAGATGGAAAAAGCACTTTAGGCCCTTCTGCAACTCCGCTTCCTCAATCTCGCAAACCTTGACTTCATTGGTCAACCCGTTGACAAAGACAATAGCGCACCTAGCGTCTGAAAGCCCCAAGAGTTCTCGGTAGGCAGCCAACTGCATGATATGATCCTCGTATGGAACGACCTTTTCTAAGGGGACTTCTTTTGTCTTAAAATCTGCAACTACGGGGACTATGCCCTTAACTTTATCGCCTTTAGCGTGTAAGTCCACTTTCCCAGCAAAGCCTAGCTCATGGCTACCAGATTTCTCAGTAACCCATAGGCGATTGCCAAACGAGGCTTTTAAGGCATTTTCTGCGTTACGGCAATACTCAGGCACTTCAGGCAGTAAAACTTGGCTGAAATAAGCCTCTAAAATGCCATGTATTTGTGTTCCTCTATCGGCTGCATCTCTGCCTTGTGCCTTAGAGTCGTTAAGAACTCGGTCTAGGTAATCTTCCTCAGACTCGCCCTCATTGCGTGGTAGTGTTAAGGCTGCAAGGATAGCCTGCTGCTGAAGCCAATTTTGGAGTCCAGGCTTTGCCGCCACACCAAGAATGGTAGTAACGCTCGGTAAAAGGCCCAGCTTCTTTGCATCTCTGAGAGTTGTGTTACGGACTCCCTTGCCATCTGCTCGCTCAATGGTATAGAACGGGTTTCCGTCTTTATCATACCAATGTCCATTTTCACTCTTTTGTTCCTGCATTTTTTCTTCCCCTTTTTGGTTTTACTGCATCCGTGTTTATATCGTATGTTGTTTCTTGGGCAACGATTGTAGCCTTTGGAGCAACGAATTCTTCATATTCTTTTGGAATTTCTTGACCGCACCAGTCCTGAGGCATTTTATTAACAACCACAGGATTAAGCTTACAAGCTCCCATCATATCATTTTGATTGAATACAAAAAATTTACATACTTGGCAACTCATTTAATTCCTTGTGCATAGTTAATAATACGCTCTGAATCGTAATAGTTTTCGCACATATCAGCAGCAACGTGCAAAACCGCCTTAATAACAGACAACAAATCTTCAGGTTTAAAGCTAATGAGTTGTTGTTCTTCATCTACGCCAACTGGTTGCCAGCTTAACTTGGAACTTTCGGTAATAAGACTTTTAATTTGGTTTTGCATGGTGTTCTCCTTTAGAACGGGGTGCTATCGTCTATAAACGGATCATCCTTTGGTAACTCGTCTGATCCTGCTGGTTTAAATCCTTGTGGGATTTTTTCTTTGCCGATTGATACGCTAAGAAACTTTGATCCTTTAGCAGAAGTCTTAGTCCAGGCGGATAAGTAATGCTCCTTGCCGTTGACCATGATTGTTCCAGTAAAGTCAGGATGGTTACCAGAAGCCTTACGCTCGTTCTTGAAAAGACTTCCTGAACCTTCTTTTGGTGTATATGCCATGCTATTTCCCCTTATAAAATATCTTCTGCTACAGACTTCATTGTTGAACTTGATTTGACTTGTTTGGGCGCAGAAGCTGCGTTGCCATCGTCATCGGCTTGCACTACGCCAATAGCTGCTGCAAGAGCATATCTACGCATATAGGTAATTGCTGATCCCGCAGCTTGGGCATCTACTTTAACAACACCATCTCTATCTGGTTTACCCACAGGCAAAGACATTTGCTGACTAATCCATTCGCCAGAGCTATGCGTAATAATTGTTGTAAGGGCCATTGTGCCTTCAAAATATTCGCCAGGTAACTGAACTACTGCTAATCCATTATCTGATAACAGATCACGACACGCATCCCATACCGATTCTAAGTCTGCATATTTAGACTTAAAGAATGGGTTAGCTGAGTCCTTCTTTGCGTAGGTCAGCTTGCCTTGCACGATTGACAAGGCTTTAGCTAAATTAGCTATTGATTCACTTTGCATGATTTCCCCCAAAAACATTACCAAAATCTTCAAACACGGATTGCAATAGATTATTGCGTGTGTTGTTTGGCTTTCCACAAGCTGCACGAATAACATCCACATCGTCTTGAGACAATTCTGTGCCGTATTCCATGTTGTCTAACGCTAATTCCAAGCGTTGCTCCATTTCGGTCATAACTTGATACAACTCATCCATTTAAATTCCCCTTAAATGACATAGCGAAGTTGCTATATCTCCATTATTAAGCAAAGTTCAAGAGTTTGCAATACCTTTGCAAAAATAATTACTTATGTTGTAAGATTGCTAAATGGGACTAAAACTTACAGATTCAGCAATAATTGACTTGCTCGGGGGAACTGCCAAAGTAGCCAAATTAACGGGTGTAAGCCCAGCAGCAGTTAGTTTGTGGCGAAAAAACAACATTCCAGCATCTCAATACGCATTTTTAGGGGCAACTCTTGAGAAAGAGTCGCATGGTTTAATCACACGCAAGGACTTATTTCCTCAGTCCTGGCATCTAATTTGGCCTGAATTATTATGAACAGAGAAGAAATGTTGATAGATATGCTTAAACAAGCTGATCTAGAAATTAAGGTTTTACAAGAACGAATTGCATTTTTGACTAACGAAGTCAAAGCGCATCGTGATTTGTTAAATGCACTTGGCCCAGTTGCTTTTTCAGGACAGCATTAATGGAAGTGCTAATTAAAAAGATCAAAGAAAACAAAGACGGATCAGCCGAAATCCATGTGCATTACGACAAGGAAGGATTGCACTTTCTTGTTCAGCAAGGATTAACTGCCACTTTGGTAGAAGCTATAATGATGGAACGTAATGGGGAAATGTTTCATGTTTCAAGCGTTTTAAACGCTATTCCTAAAAAAACTGTTGTAAAAAAACAACAAACTAAAAAGAAATAAGTTGTAGTAAACTCTATGGACAGGCTAGGTTCGCAACCGAAAAGTCGATTAGTCACCGATCTGCCCAGTCCACTTTTTTGACTACCTTTGACAAAGGCCGTATGCACTACTACCAACATCACATTGGTGACTTTATTAAAGACACCTCTTATTTAACCAACGAAGAAGTTGGCATATATCTCAAATTAATTTGGCTTTATTACGATACAGAAAAACCATTGCCTGATGATATAGGCGTTCTTTGCACAAAAGTAAACGCTAGATTGCATGATGACTTTGTTAGATCAATTCTTAAAATGTTTTTTGTTTTAGAGGATGGATATTGGAAGCACACTAGATGCGATGAAGTATTGGCTGAATATCATAAACAATTAGATATAGCTTCTAAAGCAGGAAAAGCATCGGCGGCTAAACGAGCGATCAACGCCCGTTCAACGCCCGTTCAACCAACCAATAACCATAAACCAATAACCAATAACCAATTAAAGACACCTGAAGGTGTTTCTGAATCTTTGTTTAAAGATTACTTAGAAGTTCGCAAAGCCAAAAAAGCTAAATGGACTGAAACTGCTTTTAAAGGATTACAGCGAGAAGCAGATAAGGCTAAAATGTCCCTTTCTGATGTAATGCAGATG